TTAAACCGAATCGACAATTACCGATCAACCAAGAGCCATGACAAAGATAGAAACAAAAGCTCAATACGATTGGGCAGTAAAAAGAGTTGAGGAATTACTTCCACTGGTTACAGATGAAACCCCTCTGGATAATCCTCACAGTATAGAGTTGGAATTACTTTCTAATCTCGTTGCAGATTATTCTGAAGAACATTTCGCACTGGGAGAACCAACGCTGGTTGATGTCCTCAAACTTCGTATGTATGAGATGGGACTTAATCAGAAATCTTTAGCAAAATTAATCGGAGTCAGTCCTTCACGCTTGAGTGATTATATTTCCGGTAAATGTGAACCGACCTTGAAAGTAGCCCGCGAAATCAGCCAGAAATTGAATATTGACGCCAATATAGTACTGGGTGTTTAATATGAGTATAGAAAACAGAAAAACCGCCTAATTCACAATGTAATAAGCGGTTTTAAGTCGGAGCCGAAAGCGGGACTCGAACCCGCGACTTACTCATTACGAATGATTATCTAAGAATAATATAAAATCACTGTGTATCAGTTGTTTATAATTAAATTTAAGCTAAATAAGGATACTCATTAGAACATTTTTTCTACTTGAATGCCTTCCCTATCCTGTTGTCGGATACCTATCAAATCTCTAAAGAAAGTATGAATGCTTCAGATGTTTGCTTATCCGATATTGTCATCTTTTGATATTCTGATACTGCTTGTTCTATAAATCCACGCTTCTTTAACACCTTGAGTTTGGAAATAAGAGCCGCAACTTTCTCCTCATCAACGGAGGACATTTGTTTATATACATTGAGACAAAAATCTATTGCAGACTGTAAATCCTCAAGGCCCGTTTCTTCCATATAGAATTTACACGCTTCAGGAACGCGGTTTAATCTTATGAACTTGGAGATTATATACTGCATGGAATCATTGGGGTCAAAATCAATATCATCATAGGACACAGCCTGTAGCTGATATTCATCAATTTTTTCTATATCATCAATCGAGCACCCAGTACGATTCTTTAAAAGCTCCTTAGCTTCGTTTATTCTTTCCTCACGCAAAAGCTCTTCCCTCTCCTTTTCCTTCTGCTCTTGGCAAATGCCTTTATACTCTTCCGAGATAGGATTTCTGTGTTGATTCAAAATTCGATTCTTTTCGTAATCAAACTCTTCCTCCGTCAATATTCCTTTCTCTTTATAGTCGTAAATTTTTTCAAGTAAGTCATACAGAAAGTATCTGTCTTGAGTAGTTTTCTCCAATGTAATAGCAGTCCCAGATGCGGAAACCATAAACATGGATTTGCCACCGCCAGAAACTTCGTCAAAATCCACATGTAAACCGACGATTGCATCTGCATGATAACTTTCAGCCTTTCCAGTCAGTTCCTTCATTACTTCATCGTAAATTGTAGTCAATTTACTCTTGTAGCTTCCAGAACGTCCGCCAAATACATCTGTCAAAGAGGCTGCAATATCGGAAAACAGATTTGTACCTATTACAACATTCGCATTGACTACCCCAAGATATTTTCTTATTGTATATCCTTCTATACTATTTGTTGTTGTTACTATCATAAATCTCTATTTTAACCATTTTGCAACACCACCATGATGAGAGCAAGTTCCTCTACGGCTTTTACTAAAACTATATGTTCCATCTCTGCATAAAGCAGTTGCCCCAGGAGGTGCAGAAGAATAATATGTAGGAGACTGAACTCTCTCACCTCTAGAATTAGTATAATATCTTATTTGTCCTGATGAATGATTTTCAGAAGAATAATAAACTTTTTCTTTTGAAAGATACTTCGTTGAAACATATCCAATATACCCATTATAACTAACAGGAATCCATTTGCAATCACAATCCTCATCAATTAGAACTGCAGTACCTCTAGGAATCTGAGTAATAATAGAAGATGTTACATCAGGAGAATCTCTTAAATTTAGGTTTGCCGTTACATATCTTACTACTTCTTGTGCATGAAATGTGCAGAAAAAGAACAATCCCATCAACAAAGTCAATACTCTTCTCATTCCTTTTTGTTTTTTGATTTATCAAGTAAAGTTTGTGCCTTTTCTAGTCTTGTTATATAACTCATGACATCATATTGAACGAAAGCCCATTTCCCATCTTCATACTTAATACTTTCGTTGGTCTCTAATGCTTGCATTACTTGATTATACATAGAATTATCCTCATCAATTACCATATTGGCTCTTCTCTCATTTTCTTTCATGAAGACTTCTATTGCAATTTTTATAACTCGGATTTCATTCTCATAATCTTTTCTTTTTCTGTAAAGGATAGCAAGTCTCTCGTATGGGTGCTTAAGCGGTAATCTGTAAATGATTGATTTCTCATACACATTAATAGCTTCATCAATCATTCCTTCTTTTTCTAAATCAATTCCAATATTAACAAGCCGAGAACTCTTATCAAAATTATCCTCTATATTAGTATCTTTTGTTGTTTCTTGGAACATGTCATCACTCAGGTTTTCTAACCTCTCAGCCAACTCAACTTCATCCTTACAAAGCACGTCATGAAGGTTTGCTCCATTTGCTGGTCCAACAATCCCAGCTTTCTCAAGTAATCCCATTATCCTTCTTGCCCTGTTATATCCTATTATAAGTTTACGCTGAAGAAGAGAAGTACTTCCTTGCTGCTGATTCACGACCAAACGAGCCGATTCTTCAAATAATGGATCTAATTTATGTATCACGGAATCCTTTAAAACATTTTCCTCTCTATGAGACTCATTTTCTTTTAGAGTAGAAGTATTTTCAGATACGTATTTCTCTTCTGATATGTTTATAACTTTATCCGGGATTATATGGATAGGTTCTACTTTATCAGCATTATAGTTTAAATTATTAGCTTCCGTTTTACTATCAGGAATAAAAGCACAACAAATTCCAATTAAGGCGAGTATAGGAAACCAAATCCATGAAGCACTTGTAAGTAACGGAATCATTACTGAAGCCAGTAAAAACAGAAATGTCAAAATGAACCTCAACGGATTGCTATTAATTGCTTCATTTTCTTGTTCACGCTTAGAAGCATAATGTTTATCTCTATCATAGTTACTACTACCTCCCGATATTTTAGTCCGAGAATATATACCAGTTCCTGGTATCCCGGTATTCACATAAACTCCTCTCTTACCCACATTCACTGAAGCTCCACGCGGACCAACAGACCAACTTGTCCCTGTTTTGCTTATGTTTAAATGCACTCCAGGAAGAATCTTCACCCTTTTCCTAAAATAAAGTCCCATATTATTTCATTGTGTTCATTCTAATACTCAATTTTACCAAAGCCATAGCTCTCACAGAAGATAATGGAAAATCTTTGGGTTGGTGGTTTTGATTGTAACTTACCAGTTTTATCCAGTCTTCACCTTTTTCTGAATGCTGGACGTATTTTACAGTTAAGTATTCATCTCCATCCAGATCTATTGACACAAGGTACATTTCTCCAAAGAAAATATGACTCATTTCTAAAGGTACCTCCTTATATGCTACGATGTCACCAGATTTAAGTAATGGATACATGGAATCCCCTTTGACATAAACAGCTCCATCGCATTTAGGGATATTTGGAATATTGATTTGTCCAAGGATATTCTGGTCTTTGTTATCGAAGAGGGATTTCAAGTTTGCAGCAGCTTCAACATCATAAAGGGTTATCAATCCATCTTCTTCAGCTTTTTCTATGCTCTTTGGGTGAAATATTTGAGTAACTTCAGGTTGCTGACGCAATGGAGTTCCGCGACCAGTTAAAATATAATCTGGATTAATATCTTCTCTTGCAGAACATACAGCAGATAATAAATCAGATGGGAGAGTTTTTTCTTTTCCACTTTTAGTCTTTCCTTCCTTTAATTGTGAAAGTTTAGATTGAGCAGATTTAACTCCGTATTTCTTTTCAATTTCGTAAGAAGAAATTCCTGCTTTTTCAATACTTTCAAAAAATCTTTCAATAATTCCCATAATTTTAAAGCTTGTATTTGATACTTTAGAATTATAAAGTATTTTTGTACCGTAACAAGTACGAGGTGTTAAAGGAACAAGTTGGTTAAACATTCCTCCGAGGAGGTTTAATATATACACCCATGATAGCTCGTACCTATTGTGGGTGTTTTTACTATGGTTATTGTTCTTTTATGTTTAAAGTTCTGCTATTACTCTTGTTTATACTTATATGCGTGACTGTGATACTTGTTTGGACAAAAGTATTACTCCCATTGCTTGGCATGGATAAGTATTCTATGTTTTCTAAGGATTCAAAGAGTACTAATGATTCTAAAGACTCTAAGACTTCTATGTCGTCTTATGATGATTTAAAGATTTTGTGTATCAAACCTATGCATCATCAAGAACCTCAAGGACCTAGGAATCCTTTTGAAGAGTCGGATAAAATCATCGACCACGCAAAAGAATCATACCTTGAAATTTTGAAGGAAGAGAAGAGCACTGTCAGAGAAAGAGGTAACTTTCTCCAGTCTAATCCTTAGTTTCCCTTTGAATGTATCATCGAACAATCTGTCTCCATAACGTTTTTCAAGCTCTCTTAACTGGTTAATAATATAATCCACATCTTTCTTATTTTTAGTTTTTTCTGTTGTATCAAGCATCATGTAAATAGACTGTCTTATATCGTCAATTTTACTCAATTCGGTTGCTAAATGCAACAAACGCATTTCCATGTACATCATGGTTTTAGCAGTATGAATTACATGATTGTCGCTTATCTCCTTCAATTTTTCATCTATCTCATTTTTAAGCTCCTTTCTCAGGCCAAACATATTAAATGCAAAAAGGACGGAGATAATCGCCACTATTAAAGAAAGCATGGTCATTATAGTATCCAGCAAAGTCCATGTTATAGGTTCATATTTACATAGCCATAGCATTATAGATATAAAACTTGTCACTATTGAGGCTATACCTAATCCTAACGCCCAATTATCTTTCTTCATATAATAATGTATTAAGAAACCTGATAGTTAAATAATGTTATGTACTTTACAATTCTAAAGCTATTTATTTGATACTTTAGAATTATAAAGTACATTTGCATATCGAAACTTAGATACGAAACAAATATAGTAAAAAACAACTAACCCTCACACGATTATGAAAAAGAATTTATTACACGAGATTATGAGCCTTGCATGGCAGTTGGTAAAGAGAAACGGTTTCTCTATGAGTGAAGCGATGAAATGCGCCTGGGCAAACATGAAGCTGAAAGCTGCAATGAAGCAAAGAATCGTAAAGTTCTACTTCAAAAAGGTAGATGGTTCTGTTCGTGAAGCCTACGGCACGCTGAAAGAAAATCTGATACCAGCCACATCAGGTGAAAGCAGAAAGAAGAATGACACAGTAGCAATATACTTTGATACCGAAAAACAATCTTGGCGATCATTTAAAAAAGCCAACTTATTGAACATAGCATAATGGATATAAAAAGAATAGTTCTCGAATCAAACAATGAAGAAGAGACAGATTACTTCGTCTCTTCTGATGGTAGAATATTCAAAGAAATTACACCATCAAAAAATGGAAATGGCTATGCCATGGTAACGATATATAAGAATGGAATTGGCTATACAAAGAGTGTCCACCGGATTGTGGCAAAAGCATTTCTTCAAAAGGTAAAAGGAAAAGAGTATATCAATCATATCAATGGCGATAAAATGGATAATAGATTAGAAAATCTTGAATGGTGTACACCACACGAAAATACAGAACATTATCACAAGACGCTGAGAAATGGCAAACCAATGTACAATCAAAAAGCATGTTTGCAGATTATAGATGGTGAAGTTATAGCAGAATATAAGAGCTTGAATGAAGCCTCACGAAGAACAGGTGTAAGTGTTTCAAACATCTATTGCTGCTGTATCGGAAAAACGACAACGGCTGGTGGCTATCAATGGAAATATAAAATTTGACAACCTTTTAAACATCGCATGACTATGACACGCCACGAAATCGAAGAAGAACTTGACGGGCTGTACAAAGACCTGAACTTCGCCTACAACGCAGATGAAGAGACTTTATGCAGGGCTTTCAATGCTGACAGCAAGCAAGAATACATCAAAGTACTTACTGAAGAGGTGAACAAATACGAAACCCTTCTTGAAGAATACAACCTGCCTGAAGATGATGGCATGGACTACATTAACCTTCAGTTATCACAAGGCATGGCAGTGACACGCTGGTAACTCACCTACCCTGCTGACGGACTGAACGGCAACCGATAGCGAGAATCGGGCAGGGTTCTACTTGATTGGTTCTTTGACATGATGGAAATTTTAGGCTTACCGTTAAGCCTGACGTGAAACGGACGACTGAGTAGCGATAACGGCTGTGTGAAAAGAGTATGAGTAAAGGGCTGCACTAAGCAAACGCAGCATACGAATCACACAGATAACAAAAAGACACTTATACGATTGCAGGTGGCCGTAGGCCGGCTACAAAGACAATCTTCACTGATTAGACACCAGCATGAACTATATATACCCGTGGCTTACCAGACCTTTGATAAGCAGTAAGGCAACCACCGGAACGCCCACGGGAACGATATTTAATACACACGGTTATGAAAATACTACTTTTTCTCTGTGCATTGTCCGTTCTGGTAATGCACTTCAATCAAGACCTGTCTGCTATGTACTGGATAGGATTTGTCGGGTTTATAATCACTGGTTTTTCAATCGCAAACAGACTGGACAATGAACGAGCTGCAAGAAACAATAAAAAGCATCTGTGATGAATTTGCGGACATCAGTGCCATTCTGACGGCACGCTCACGGGAACTGGACAGACGGGAGCTATTTGATAAGGAGATAGAAACGGAAATAAAAAACATTAAAAAGAATAGACATGAAAACAAATGAGGAATTACAAGGTATGACGCATGATGAACTCGTGGCATACACACAGAATCTGCAACGAGAATCCGAAGAATACAAAAAATCAATGCTGTATTACATGGAAGAAGAGAAAAAGATTGAATCGAAGTTTGACAACTTCAAGAACATGGTTAAGTCATTAGCTGGCTTAGTAGATTAGTTTTTATGGTTTGAAAATGGGTAGATGCCGGGCTATGAAAGTCCGGCATTTTCATTGGCAGATAGTTCAGGCGGTAGAACACCATGTAAGGGTTAGCATGGAAGTCACGGGTTCGAGTCCCGTTCTGCCAGCAAACAATCAAATACTTAAACTATGGTTAGAGAAATTACAGTAGACGAAAACTACCAAACAGTACGTCTTTTTGACGAAATGAAGAAAGGGGACATTTACAAGGTTCCCTATGACAAGAAACGGCACAACGGAATCAAGCTGGAAGCATCACGCCGCAATCGTGACCTTCGCTTGATCGGGACACTTAAAAACAAAATGGACGTGAAATATCGGGTATCAGCAACAGAGTATCCGGGTTTCTCGGCAATTATCTGCTTAAAATAAAATGCTTATGATAAACGAAGATGTATTGAAAATAGTCTTAAACAACAAGTCTTTCGGGAAATACGAAGCAGCTTCGATAGTAGGCGGTCTCAAAAGGCTGAAAGAATTGTGCGAATCCGGAAGGATAAGATACAAGACCAAAGAAGGCGTGCCACACAGCAGATGGGCTTGTAATGCCTGGGACGTGATAAAACATGCAAAATTGATGTATTAAAACCAATTATTATGGAAGAAAAGCCAAATCTATATCAGAAGATACAGCTTGTCTCAAATGAGATAAAAAATATCGAAAAGAACCTGACCGTAGGCAAAGGTAATTATGCCTACAAGGCAGTACAGGACATTGATGTCACCTTGGAAGTGAAAGAAGCCGAGTCCAAGCATGGCCTTGTCAGTATTCCCATTAAGCAGGAACTTGTTAAATCGGAAATAATTAGAGTTGTCAAAGAAGGTGGAGGGGAATCCATCAACTATATGGACATCATAAAAATGACCCTACGCATTATCAATCTGGACAACACATCAGAATACATAGACGTGGAAAGTTTTGGGCGTGGACTTGACCCAGGCGACAAGGGATTTGGAAAGGCTTCTACTTATGCCAGAAAATACGCTTTACTTAATGCCTATAAGATTGCTACAGGTGAAGACCCTGATGAAAACAAATCCAAGGTGCAAACCCCCGCTACAGTAGATGAAGTAAAAAATATTGTCGTTGGTTACATGATGACCGACAATCAGTTTGCGCAGAACATACTGTCTTATTTCAATGTAGGAAGTGCTGATGACATGACAAGCGAACAGCTTAAAATGGCATATAACAACCTCAAGAAGAAAGGAAAGATATGACAGAAACCATGTACATAGGAAGCGGTGACGTTCATGCCTTGATGAGTGGTAAGAATACGAAATCACATATCGCCCTCATGCAGCGTTTCGTCAGCGGGATAAAGCCTTATTACAATGCTTTTGCCAGCCCTATAGATGCTTTACGTACGGGAGCCATTCTTGAGAACAGGTATCTTCTCACTTTGCCTGACAACTACTTTACTCAGTATGTTGTCAGGTCAGATGAAATGAACGTGTTCAAGTGCAGCCTGGACTTTGCTTGTATCGATAAAGGAAAGTTAACTGATTTTGATGAATTAAAGACTCTTTATCTTTCAGATTACCTTGATTTTATTGAGCCTATCAAGCATGACAACAAAGCTTTAATCGAATACGTCAAGAAGAAGCATAAAGCTTATTATTATCAGGTTCAGGAACAACTCTTTTGCACTCATCTTAAAAGCTGTAACCTTGTTTTTCTGTCTGTAACAACCTACGACGACGAAGCCAACTGGCATCGTAATATCCTTCCCAATGAGTATTGTAAAATCCGTATCACTCGTGACGAACAGGCAATTGCAGAAATAAAACAACGTGGACAGATTTTCCAACAGATAAAAGATTTTTATTCAAACTAATATGGCAAATCAAATAACCGGACGGCTGGTCTATATTGGCCAGCCCCAAGAAATCCCATCCAAAAGCGGTGGCAACCCGTTTGTGAAACGTGAATTTATTCTTGATGCCACAACCTATGACCCCTATACAGGTGAACGTAGCCAGTACGAGAACGTCCTGCCACTTGAAGTAAGCGGTGACAAATGTGCCGAACTTGACCAGTTCAGAACCGGTGATGTAATAACGGTTTCCTTTTCCCTCCAAGGTCGGGAATGGACAAATCAGGACGGACAACTAAAACGTATGGTGTCCATCCGCTGCTATAAACTGGAAGGCCGTCAGCCAATGCACCAGCCAGCATCCGTGCCAGCACAGCAACCGGCACCGTCACAAACGCCACCCATGGTACAGGCGTTTCCACCTGATGTAGATGCGAATGGAAATCCCAAAGATGACTTACCGTTCTAGCCTATGAGCATATTCAATCTGAAGAATGAATACGATATACCCAAGTTCAAGGCTTATGTAAACAAGCTGTTCCAGGAGCATGCAGTTGTGGAAGTGAGAAAGAAGCTCCCTAACCGCACGCTATCCCAGAACAGCTATTTGCATCTGCTTTTAGGGTATTTCGGCAGTGAGTACGGTTGCAGCCTTGATGAAGCAAAGATAGACTTCTACAAAAGGACTTGCAACCGTGATTTGTTTGAGAGAAAGACGGTCAACAAGAAAGGAAAGGAAGTAACCTATCTGCGAAGTTCTGCAGAACTGACAACAGGTGAGATGACTTTGAGCATTGACCGCTTTCGTAACTGGAGCGCATCTGTGGCCGGCATCTATCTGCCTTCAGCCAACGAACAACAGATGCTAATTTTTGCACAACAAGAAATCGAACGTAATAAAGAGTTTATATGATAGAAACAAGAAAAACAGAGCTAAGATATGTAACGTCAGACCCGGCAAAGATGCTTAATATGTATCTTGCAAAGGGCGTGTATAAAACATGGAATGAAGATTTTATAGACGAAGCCACTCAAGAAACAATCACTATCGAAAGAAATGAGCTTCTTTTTACACGTGGCACGTTGATAGACCAAGACACTCTTGCACAAATCCGTTTCAGTATGGAAGCTGATGGGATTAAAGAGGTAGAGGTCAGCAACCAAAAACGAATGGCATTTGAGAATGAAAACAAATGTCTGTATCCTTATATCGCACAAGCCCAAATTGATGATAAGAAATACAAATTTCTTCTTTATGCTACCGGATTGGATAATGTAATTGCCATCCTAAAAGACTATATCGAATTAAACTATCAGTCAGGCTTTACTTTGACAATGGCGAAAGAGTTTGATTCATGTATCATCCTTACTGATAATTTGAAAGAACGCAAAATTGATAATGTCTCAGAAGAATATTTGGATGAAACGGATTTGGAAAGTTCTGAGGAAGAATCAAAGCCTAATGAAAAGAAGTTCTACCAGATTGAAACCAAAGTAACCTTTGATGATGAAGAGGAAAGAACGCAAACCTTTGTTGTTCACACTTTCAATGTAGATAGGGCAATGATGCTTATTTCTCATTGGCTTAAAAACAAAGAGGAAGAATATGAGAAACAAGCCAAAGAAAAAGGGCATGAATACGAGAAGAAAGATATTCATACCTCTATTGAATCAGCTAAACCTATTCCAGTAGGAAGATTTATTCCAAAAGAGTTCTCGATGGCTTATGTTGATTAACTGACAGCCCGGAAAGACGGGTACCTGGTATCGTGGCGGAATTGGTAGACGCTATGCTCAATGATTGGACGGTCAATCCATAGATGCAAAGAACTGACAACTCATGCAGGTTCGAATCCTGCCGGTACCACAAACTAAAATTATGAATTATGCCGTATTACATCAAGAAACCTAAAAAGAAGAAAGAAAAGCCTTTGCCGTTATTTGACAAGGCAGGTATCAAGATTAAGAAGAAGCCGGATTTAGTGGCCAAACTCGACAAAGTTTTCAGCCGCTATATCCGGCTTCGCGATTGTATGCCGAACGGGTATTTCCGCTGTATCTCATGCGGTCAGATAAAGCCATACGAACAGGCAGATTGTGGACACTTCTATTCACGCCGACACATGGCTACACGGTTTGACGAGGATAACGCCCACGCAGAATGCCGGGCGTGCAACCGGTTCAGTGCAGACCATCTGATACAATATGAAAAGAACCTGAAAGCTAAAATCGGCCAGCTACGATTCGACAAGCTGGCATGGAGAGCAAGCCAGGCGAAGAAATGGACTGATTTTGAATTAATAGAACTCACCAAGTATTACAAGGCTTTGGGAGACAAACTGAGTAAGGAGAAAGGATTATGAGTTATGTTTTACGGGATTATCAGCAGAAGGCCAGTAATGCAGCGGTCAGCTTCTTTGCTAACAGAGCCAAGAAGAACAATGCCATCATGGTACTGCCTACCGGAGCCGGTAAGAGTCTTGTGATTGCCGACATCGCCAGCCGTCTTGAAGGGCACACGCTGGTATTCCAGCCAAGTAAGGAGATACTCGAACAGAACTATCTGAAGCTCTGTTCGTATGGTGTTCTGGATTGTTCCATCTACTCTGCCTCATTCGGACGAAAGGAGATTTCAAGAATAACTTTCGCCACTATCGGAAGCGTAGTCAACCATCCGGAACTTTTCCAGCATTTTCAGAATATCATTATCGACGAGTGCCATCTGGTTAATCCGAAAGACGGAATGTACAAGAGATTTCTTTCGATGCTGAAATGTAAAGTTCTTGGATTGACGGCTACGCCCTACCGTCTTTCATCAAGCAGGGATTTCGGCAGCATGTTGAAGTTCATCACACGCACACGCCCGTGCGTGTTCTCTGAGGTAATCTATCAGGTTCAAATCTCTACTTTATTGGATATGGGGTATCTTTCAAAGCTGAACTATTATCCGATGAATCCTTTGGGATGGAACGAACTTAATCTGAAGGTGAACACTACCGGAGCCGACTACACGGACAAGTCTGTAGTAAAAGAGTATGAGCGTATCGACTTCTACGGGTTTCTGGTAAGTATCGTCCAAAGGCTTATGAATCCCAAGAGCGGTGTAAAACGAAAAGGTATATTGGTTTTCACTCGTTTCTTGAAAGAAGCAGAACGTCTTACCTGGTCCATTCCCGGAACAGCCATCGTTTCAGGAGAAACACCGAAAAAAGAACGCGAACATATCCTTGAAGCGTTCAAGGCTGGAGAAATTCCGGTGGTGGCCAACGTAGGTGTACTTACTACCGGATTTGACTATCCTGAACTGGATACGATTGTCATGGCCCGTCCGACGATGTCTTTAGCTCTATGGTACCAGATAGTCGGTCGTGCCATCCGCCCGCATCCAAACAAGGAGGCTGGCTGGATCCTTTGCGGGAATCTGAAACGATTTGGCGAAGTCAAGGATTTACGCCTGGTGGATAGCGGAAACGGCAAATGGGCCGTGTACTCCAATAGCAGACAGTTGACTAACGTAAGATTCTAAGATTATGGAAGGATATATAAAACTAAGCCGCAAGTTCTTCTCGAATGATATGTGGAATGAAGCCCGGACTTTTAGCAGTTGCGAAGCGTGGCTTGACTTGATTCAGTCAGCACGATTTGAGGCAACGCCCCGTATGGAGAGTATCGGAGGTCGAGAAGTCTCTTATACAAGAGGACAATATCCTGCATCCATAAGATTCTTATCAAAGCGTTGGAAATGGTCTGAGAGGAAAGTACGGACATTTCTTGCCTTTCTGAGAAGAGAGAACATGATAACTCTTTCCAAGGAACAAGGAATGAATGTAATAACCTTTGTGAAATATATCGAATACAATGGAGATCCTACTGACACACCAAGTGACACAGCCACTGACACAGGTAGTGACACAAATATCATTCAGGAAATTAAAGAGTTACGTCTACAAGTGACACAGTTACTGACACAAGTAGTGACACAGCAAGTGGCACAACTTTCCGAAAATATAAGTAGAAACAATATAAATGACACAGCTATTAGCCAAAAAATCAATGAATTACAACGTAAAGTGACACACTATGTAATAGATGGAAAAACAATGCATACAAGTGACACAGCAAGTGACACAACTAATGACACAGATATTGCACAAATAATCAATGACTTACAAGTCCAAGTGACACAACTAATGACACAGCAAGTGACACAAAGCAAAATAAATAATAATATAAAAGAAACTACTACTAACGTAGTAGCAAAGAAAGACGCGGCTAAAGCCGCTACTCTCTCCCGGAAAGAATCCTTCTACCAGTCGTTAGTCCCTTATGTCGGCCAGTACCCGAAAGAAATGATTCGGGCTTTCTTCAATTACTGGAGCGAGCTTAACAAGTCAGAAACCAAGATGCGCTATGAATTGGAAAAGACCTGGGAGCTTCCAAGACGGCTGGCAACCTGGGCCAGTCGTGAGAAAGTGCCTTCAAAAACAGATGTAGGCATAGTTCTGAAGGATAATTCACCGGAAAAATACAAGAAAGGCTGGTAAACATGGAACAGATAAATTTTCAACAGACAATAGAACGGCTTAAAGATACGGGCTTCTCCCCTATTCCTAACGTCGTACAGGTAACCGTTCCGGATGCCAAAAGAGTTCTCTGGGCCGGTATCAGGTACTTCACTGGAGAAAATGCCAGATGGCTTCCTGAGTACGAAGAAGTGGCAGGCTGGCTGGCCGGCAATGAAGGTCGCGGACTTCTGTGTTTCGGCAACTGCGGACGCGGAAAGACCCTTATCTGCGGAAAGATTCTTCCTTTGGTTCTTAACCATTACTGCCGCAAGGTGGTAAGCTGCTACGATGCACAGCAGATGAATGCAGATTTGGACGCCGTGAAGCAAAAACACATCATCTACGTTGACGATATAGGGACAGAGAATTTAAGCGTGAAATACGGCGAAAAAAGGCTTGCATTCGCCGAACTGGCAGACGAAGCCGAGAAGAAAGGAAAGCTTCTTATCCTGACTACCAACCTCACGATAGACGAGCTGAGAGAGAAGTATGGGGAAAGAACCATTGACCGGCTGAGGGCGATAACGAAAACCGTCCTCTTCAGCGGTGAAAGTCTGAGAAAATGATATGAAAATCACAATTAACTGGGTAACTCGTGACTGGAACCTGATCAGGAGACTACGTGAAAAATACCGTCTCCCACAATACATGAACGTGAACGGACTCACAGAAGCAGAGGTTGACGAAGAGACATTAAGCAATCTCCGCAAGGGTGAGCCAAAGTATTTAATCATCAGAAAAGTAGAGAAATGACAAGACAAGAATCAGAAAGAAAGCTCAATGAACTGAGAAAGAAGTATATCGCCTTGATTTCATCCATGAACTTTGCCAAAGCACAGAAAATCAAGAACAAGATTGACTCCCTTGAAAGAGAGGTGGAACCGCATTCCTTGGGAGAACTTCTTCAGGACTATACCCCGGAGTTCAAGGTAGAAATGCTTCGCAAGATGCACAAGCTGTTCATCTATTCAGACTTACTTGAGGGTGCGGCACTGGAGTTCCAGTCTGAACTTGAATCAAACGGAATAGATGCTCAGGTAGTTTTTCAGGTGAAACGCGTACTGAAAGAACTGAGAAGCATAGTACGAATACCCGATGAAGAGAAAAACGCTTCATTGTCTGACAACTTTGCCGGGATGTGTGATGAAGCCGGACTTGTAGTGAGTAACATAATCAACAAATATCTTGCAAAATGATAACGGAGAATGACCCAATACTTCCACGTAAAGTGGATTTGGAGAAGAACCCTTCTGGAACTGAACTGAAAATCGCCCAGCATCGGGAACTGGAGAAACATGGAAAGTATGTGGCTATCCCAGGCGACAAGACACGGACGCGAATTTTCGTCCGCAACGGTGAGGATGCGGAGAAGAAGATAGCCGCTTACTTGGAGAGAATCAACAATCGACCTCAAAGATGGAACTGATATGATAAAATTACTCTATATTGACCTTTTCTGCGGTGCCGGGGGAACCAGTACCGGAGTAGAAAACGCACGCTACGAAGATGAACAATGTGCGAAAGTTGTCGCTTGTGTAAACCACGATGCAAACGCCATCGCCAGCCATGCGGCAAATCACCCGGATGCGCTCCACTTCACGGAGGACATCAGAACTTTGGAACTATCTCCTTTGGTGGCCCATGTAGAACGAATGAAGAAGATTTATCCGGATGCACTGGTTGTATTATGGGCCAGCCTTGAATGTACGAACTTCAGTAAAGCCAAGGGCGGCCAGCCACGGGACGCCGATAGTAGGACGCTGGCTGAGCATCTTTTCCGATATATCGAGGCTATTGTTCCAGACTACATACAGATAGAGAATGTTGAGGAGTTCATGTCATGGGGCGATATGGATGAAAAAGGGCACCCCATCAGCAAGGATAAAGGGCGATGCTATGAGAAGTGGAAACGCAACGTCAGGAAATATGGTTACGATTTTGACTGGCGCATTCTTAACGCTGCCGATTATGGGGCATACACCACTCGCAAGCGGTTCTTCGGTATCTTCGCCAAGCGTGGACTTCCGATTGTATTTCCAGAACCTACTCACTGTAAGTATGGGAAAAACGATATGTTTGGACGATTGGAAAAGTGGAAGCCGGTCAAGGAAGTGCTGAACTTTTCAGATGAAGGAGAAAGTATCTTTTGCCGGAAGAAGCCGCTGGCCGAGAAAACCCTTGAACGCATCTATGCCGGACTGATTAAGTTTGTAGCTGGAGGTAAGGAGGCTTTTATTGTAAAGTATAACTCTATGAGTCGGACGGGGAAATACCAGGCACCAAGCGTTGACGAGCCATGCCCGGTTGTGGCAACACAAGGACGGTTGGCTTTAGCTAAGGTAAACTTTCTTTCCAAGCAATTCAGCGGCCATCCAGATAGCAAGAACATATCTGTGGAAGGACCTTCCGGAACTATCACTTGTAAAGACCACCACGCTTTCGTGTCTGCCTACTACGGAAACGGTCACAACCATTCGGTCGAGCTTCCAGCCCCTACGGTTACGACTAAAGACAGGTTGGCATTGGTAAATTCTGTTTTCATAGATAACCAGTATGGTACCGGGAAACCGACATCCATTAATCAACCAGTTGGTACAGTAACCACGGTGCCTAAGTTCAATATGGTAAGCTGCAAGCCGTGGATAATGAATACAGCTTTCTCGAATATTGGAAGCAGCATTGAACAGCCGTCACAAACAATCACGGCCAACCGTAAATGGCATTACCTTATGAATCCGCAGTTTGCCAGTGCCGGAGGTTCTGTGAACAACCCTTGTTTTACATTGATAGCACGGATGGACAAAATGCCTCCCTATTTGGTGGAAGTTGAAGGAGGTGTTGGTATACAGGTCACACCAGTGGACAGTCCAATGACTGCCAAGATTAAGGAGTTTATGGCTCTTTACGGTATTATTGACATTAAGATGCGTATGCTAAGGATAACAGAGCTCAAGAAGATAATGGGATTCCCAGAAGACTATATTCTGATTGGTACACAGTCTGACCAGAAGAAGTTTATCGGTAATGCCGTGGAGGTGAACATGGCTCGTGTGCTTTGTGAGGCTATCTGTAAGGAGATTATCAGAAAACGAAAGGTTGCATAAACAGCAAGAGGCTCAAAATATAAAGGCATAAAATATTAGTCATTTAGATAGAACTTTTTCATTTTAAGCCTCTTTATTCTGATTACTAATCAAAATGTAGAATACAATTTATTACATTATAAGGACTATTTTCATTGAATCCATATTGCCTTTTATATAGTGTTATGAATTGTCTAATATTATTTTGAAGTATATCTTCAAAGTAATCCCCTGACTCGTAATTTTCTTTTGTAGGATAAGACGAACGTCCAGTACATTGATGAATTTGACCGTTCATAGAGAATCGAATTTCGTAAATAGCCATATTGATAAATTTTAAAGGTTTTAGAATTCAAATATACGGAAATCTATTTATTTCTTTCTAATTTGTCTGATAATTATATCAATGAAAGCAATATCCATCAAGCAACCGTGGGTGAGCTTATTTGTTTATAGAATACTTGTAGGAATAAGTTTATATATGGGAGGAGTTCACTCACATAATGTAAAAGCATAATTATTGCAATATAAATATTTTTTCGTATCTTTGTTGCGTATAAAAAGAACGTTATTAAGATAGACGGGTAAAGATTGTTCTCGTGGGTAAACATATTATTATTTAATATGTTGTATCTATGAGATATTTTTGTATATTTACTTATGGCACATACAATAAACATACCAAATGTTGATCGGGACGAAAGAATTGGAAGTGCATTCAATCACTTATTTCAAGTTATACAGGAAACTGATGATAGCTGTGAAGACTCTTTATCTTGGGATTTAAGCGAAGCATCTTGTTTTCATCCGTTCTTTTTGGCTCCACTTGTAATATATAAACAGAAATGTACAAAATCTATTGATTGTATTAGAAAGCCTAATCGCATTGTAGGATATTTGAATACAATACATTTTGACAGCCCCTTAGTAATAGATGATAATGGCAACTTAGAAGAAGTCCTTAAACCCTATACAAGTAAAACTTACTTGCCTGTATGCCAGTTTGATTTATGTAAAGGGAATATCGATGGATTACAAACGATACTTCAGAGAATTATAAAAAAGCAAAGTGGAGCTGATTATCGTATTACAACCCCTCTTTCTTATTTACTTGGGGAATTGATAGATAATATGAATGAACACTCCAAAGGTAAACATGGATATATTTTTTCTCAATATCTCAAGAAAGAAGGATGCATTGATTTGGTTTTAGCCGATGATGGAATCACGATATTTGGCAGTTATGTGAAAGCAAAAAAGTATCTTGATGAAATAAGTGGAAGTGAAGTTAAGGCATTGACATTTGCAAATGAAGGTCGCTCTACGAAAAATTTGCCTAACGCTGAAAATAGAGGGTATGGTATTTCATCTTCAAAGAAGATGTTAGTTGATGGCCTTCATGGTTCATTTTTTATGCTTTCTGGTGGAGCATTTCATAGACATGATTCTAACGGATCTGTATATGTCAAATTGCCCCCTAATATTTATTGGAACGGAACTATTATTTTAATGCGCATACCTGTTGAAGTTCCTGCAAATTTTGATTATAATAAATACACTCGATAAAAAGTAAGATTATGGATAAAATCTTTAAAGTTGCAGAATTAATTAGCACGGATATTCGTTCAAGAGCTAATGTAAATATTATTAGATCTGCCATTGATGGGATCAATGAGAATATCATCCTTGATTTTACAGATGTAGCCTTTATGTCACGTTCATTTACAGATGAATTATACAATCTAATGAATGAACATAAGAATGTATCATTATCTAATATGAATGACTTTGTGGGTTCTATGTATAATGCTGTTGTTGAAGGACGAAAATCAAAAAGAGTTTTTGAATCTGAATCATCTGAAATAAAAGAATGTGATGATATGAAAAGTTTAGCTTCTTTTTTATCTACTATATGATATTAAGTAAAAAATATTTATAGGTGATGTTTCAATTAATCATCGCTTATCTTGTGCCCGATAAAAACATCGGGCATTTTTATTATTATAGGTAGGAAGACGTTATTGAAACTGGGTACTAAAAGACACGATTCTCTTTGACAAACCTATTTTGAATGTGAAAGGAAAGTTAGGTTTTTGGGAGTATAATCAGTAGAAGAGAAAATCCCTTCTACTGATTTGGAAAATATGATTTTTATTTGCAGTTTGGATTAAACAACATATAATTGATTTTGAGTGGTTTGTTGTCTACTTTTATGCTGTTTTGGATATCATGTACGTAATTTATTGCAATAGTAGGAGCAGCTTTACTTCGACAAAGTTCATATGAATTGTTGTCTTCGATAATTTGTATTTTAAGACCGTTTATTTGTGCTTCATATACAGTACCATTAAAGTTTGGTGCACCCGGACGTAGTGCATATATTTTATCTATTTGTTTAAAACCTAATAATCGGAGTCTATATTGATTTAAAGGTATTCCATATATATCATTTATGTCAACATAGATCTCGGGCATATCTATAACTTTGCATAATGCATGATTTTTGACTATGTCTTTGATTTCAGTAACCATTAATGGTAATTCGCATACCTCATTATTTTTTACGTCTGTATATCCATAGCATAAACCAGTTAGGACTACGTCTCCAATTTGTAAATCATTTATCATCATAACAATATAATTTTAAAGTATTACAATGGTTATATATCAAAAACTGTGCCAAATAATCCACTGACAACCCTTGTCAGTGCTTTATGAATACCCGGTAACTGCTTTGTGGCGGTTATCGGGTATTTTTATTTCCAACTAATTAAAATCAATAAGAATCTTTGGGAAAAGGATTCTTATTATTCAATCAAGTATGAAATGATGTCATATAAATCTTTCAATAGCTTGACTATTGGATAACCGTTAAGTTGTTCCTGATACATAAAGTACAATACCTTTACAGAAGCTTGCATGAGTAAATTTTTGAAATTCATAATTAATCTCGCCTCCGATTATATCAGTCTACCGACATGGTACACTTCACCCGAAAAGCGAGATTGGCTTCTGCTTCTGCGAAACTACAAATCAGCATTCAAATAAAAAAGGACACTCATTATACAATATTGATAATCAGTCTATTACAAAGAATTGCCTAAATTCTATTACGAATCTAAGTTGAATCAATCTAAATAACAGAGTGATAAATATGTGAGTTATTAAAATCAAAATCATTATGAACTTAAACAAATTAAGAGATAAGGCCTACCAGTGCGCAGTAGCCCATGGATGGCACGAAGAGAACCTGAGTGACGAACATTTCCTTTGTCTGGTCATATCCGAACTTATGGAAGCGGTAGAAGTAGATCGGAAAGGGAAACATGCGAAAGTTGCAATGTTCAAAGAATGGCAAGGGAATAGCGTTCCATTGACTGAAGAAACTAGGAAAAGGAGATTCATGGAAGACTTTGAGGCATTTATCAAAGGGACTGTCGAGGAAGAACTTGCCGATGCCTGTATTCGTCTGTTGGATTTGGCCGGATTGAGAGGATATGATTTGGATAGCTTTGACTACGAAGGAAGCGATACGGAAGACTATTCTGATATGACCTTCACGGAGTCCATGTTTAGAATCTGTGTTTATGTCACCGACAACTTCTACCGGGATGAACTATATATCCTCCTAAATGAGATATTCGCTTTCTGTCGGGACAGAAATATCGACATCTTCTGGCACATCAAGCAGAAGATGAAATATAATGAACTTCGTCCGTACAAGCACGGAGATAAAAGCTACTGACCATGATGCACATATTCTATACTTTAATCATTCTGCAAGCCCTATACGAGCTTGCAAAGTTGTTCAAATGCAAATCCTTGTATTGTCATGTAAAAGTCTTCCAGAAACTGGATAAGACATCAAAAAGATGGTATCTGATGTCGCACCAGTGGCTTCATATTGCACTGTTCATGGATACAGCCGGGCTTTTATTGCTGGGGATGGGATTGTTTTCAAGCCAATGGATATGTTTCCTTGTTGTCCTGGTCATGAGTTTCAGTCAGATTCAAAAGCTGGGAGAATGGGCTATATTCTTGGACAGTCTGGTAACGGTCATCATCTACACTTTCGCCATCTTGAACGCATACCACTTGGCATAAAACAAAAAAGGGAGCCAGCCCACACGATTAGAAGCCAACTCCCACACACGATTATGATGCAAATATAAGAATTTCCAACTAAATAAATCGTGCTATGACAAAAGAATTTTCATCAATCGTGGAGTTGAAATCAATACGTGAACAGAAATCAAGATTATCAGAACGCGAGCAGGAGTTATCATCCCCCATCCTGACTGATTTTACTCTCATCCCGGAGATTTACGACTGGTTCAGAGAGATACTTTCCAGAACAGATTGTCCCCCCAATCCAGATAGCGTCACCCAGCGGAAAAAGTTTCTTTTCATTGTGCTATTTCTCTTCGCTCCCAGTGTACTTGCTGGCGGACGGTTGCCGAATGGTATCCGGGCAGAGATTTCCGGTGTGTTCCCGGATGTTTCCCCGTGTGTAATATCAAACAATATCGCTGATGTTTCCTTTATCTACCAGCAGTATAAGGATTTCCGGCAGGATATAGAGTACCTTTACAACCAGATTTTAGAAAGGCTGAAAATCAAAGGACTAATCAAGTAACCCCGTTCCGAAAGGCTCGGGGTATTTTTATGAAACATTTTACCAATTGTTTGTTCTTGGTTTAAGCAATCTTAGGCTAAAAATCACCATGTTGGTAACTTTGTCTCAAAGAGATAATAACAGCTATCCTCACGGCTGAAAAGTATAAACCCTGCCATCGGTAAGAAGTGAGGAGCTTGCCTTTGGTGGGGTAATTTTTTAATCTAAGATTCACTGAGACATGAAAACAAATCAAGAAATGGTAAGGCAAATGGGGAATTTAGAAGTTATTCAACGCACCGTTGACGGCTATTTCAATGCTACCAGGCTTGTAAAGTTATGGAACGAACGAAACTCCTCAAACAAAGAATTGAAGAAATACTTTGAAAATGAATCAACCAAGGAATTAATCGCTACCATCGTTGAAAAAGAAAATCTAAATGGGCAAAATTCTCCCTATTTAAGTTCACGTGGTAAATGCGGTGGAACCTGGGTTCATCCTGTATTGTTCATTGATTTGGCTATGTGGCTAAATGCGTCATTCAAATATGATGTAATCAAATTCGTTTCTGATCAAATGATTCGTTACCGGAATGATGCTGGGGACGCTTATAGGGAACTCTCTTCTGCCATTATGAAAATCGTTCCCAAAGACTTTATGCCTAAAGCCATGCAGAAGGTCGGTGAAGCCTTGAACTGGGTTATCTTCAACAGTCATGAAAAGATGCTACGTAATAAGCATGGTGAGGAACAAAAACAACGTGAATTGTGGCAGCTTGAAAAGAAGGTTGCTGATTTGGTCAATGAGGGTTTCTTGACCGACTATGAAAGCCTTATCGGATATCTGAGAATTCAATACCAGAAAAGGAACTATCCAAAGGTCTTTGCTAATGCTGGATAAAATATTATAAAAGTAGAAAAGCCGGGTACATGGCGTTCCGGCTTTTCGTCAATAATAACAGAATGGTAATCATCAAACTGTAACACTCAAAATAGCTATGCTATAATAGCTTATTTGGTTCCATCCCTATAAAATCAGTTAGTACAGAATGCCAATGTGATACATTAGCTCTGCTAGGATGGTAAATTCTTATGCATTTTATCTCATTCTCATTGTCAATAAGATACTTGCCATTATAATAATCTGTACCATCCTCCCAATTTGTGTTAGGCAAATGATTATAAGCTCTATTCCCCCATACAATCAGTAAATTGGGCTTCAGTTCTTTAATTACATTATAGAAAAGAGGTGTGGAAAGATCATAATCATCATTAGAATATAACACATTTGATGCCTCCCCTATGTATGCGGTTTGAAGAAAATTATAGAAAGATATACTATTCCATAATTTTAAACTTTCTTCCATTGTTACATTTTCTTTGCCATAGAAAATTTTATCAAATGGATAATATGTTTTAGTCATCCATTTCTTCTTTTCACCAATGCCTTTTCTAAAATCAATGTAGGACTTTACCACTCTTTGTGTAAAATTGCTACATTTTCCCATTTCCTCAAAAGAGCAATTTCCATAGACACCACATCTATCACATCCACCACAATAATGGCTGTCACCAATAACAAGAATCTTATAGTTCTTTTGTTGGTACTCACTTCCGATCCAAGGCTTGAAAAAAGTATCCATACAGTAATAGTTTTAGTAATTTTACAAAGGTTTATAATGGTAATTCTTAATTATGATATGAAAGCCGGAGCGTTATGCTTCCGGCTTATATTGTGTTCATTTAGGGGTTATTATAACAATTACTTTTATCTTACCAGAATTACGATTTAAATCGTTCTCTATTCCAAATGGATTTGATATTTTTCCCTCAGGATCATATACAAAACAAATTAAAGTATCACAATTGGGGTGTGATGTATATTTTTCAATATCAATCATCAATTGTTCTCCGAGTTCTTTTGCAGAAAGGCCTTTTCTCGTTTTCTTCACTTCTATCGCAATCTTTTCTTGTTTTAGAAGAAAATCTATACGAGATGCACTACCTGCATAACTAGGACTCCATTCTTCTGAACGAATATCATTAAAATAGAGAGCGAGTAGAGGTTTTAAAATGTATTGTACATCATACTCATCTTCTACATCTATAGTTGGTTTACCGCCATGACGCTCTCTTAATTGCCTTACAACTTGACAAAAGCGATTACAAATATTTTTTATTACCGATATTGTATCCTCCTGATAATTTATGTCTTCATCATTCCATAATTTAACTTCTGTAATAAAACCACGTAACATTATTTCTTTTGCTTCTAATCCACGTAAATAACTTGAATGATAGTCTACTTTGGAGTTAAAATCAATGGAACCAACAAAAAAATTGGGAAAAAGACTACTATAGGCTTTGTGGTAATTTGAAGATTTTTCTCCAAAAATAGATTTTACAATAATACAAGTCTGTTCTTTCCATTCTTGGTATTTCTTATTTCCTTCATCCACATTCTTTAAGTCTTGTATTTCATTCAATTGCTTTGTAAGTAATTTTATTGCTTCTGTTTTTTTTATCATAAAGCTATAATTTATGTCAAGAAAATAGCTCCGAACCATATAAGGAACGGGGCTGGGATAGTTATTTATAGATGTAATTATATCTTAGCTCGGATTCGTTATCCTTGTAACTATATGAAACACATATTTTATTTATTGTACCGTCTTCATTATAAAAATAGTCATAATATGTCCAAGAATCTGAATATGATTCCTTTTTAGATTTTCTTTGAATACGACCTGAAGAGTCATACTGGTATTCATATTTTTGCTCTATTGATTCTCTCCCTGTATCTCCGTTGATATATGTTTCTTGTAGTAGATTTCCATGTGTGTCGTACTCAAAGATAAAGTTCCCGAACAAAGAACCGTCATTAAGCATTGTCTTTTCTATATAAACGTTATTCCCTTCGTATCTATATTCGCTTATATAGCCAAAATTGTTACTAACCCAAATGTCTTTTTCTACTGTTTTTATCAATCTTTTTTGACTATCATATTCGTATGTCCATTCTTCATTCAGGTCTCCATCGTCATCATATACCAGCATGCGTGACACGGAATCAATGTTGTTATATTCATATTTACGTTTTTTTTCAAACAAAGTAAACGTATATTCGTTCATTTCCACTACACGCTTTTTGTCGTCGTATTCATATTTGTAATTGTAATCAATCCTATCATCCAATAAAGCATTATAGTAATTGGTGGTTTTTTCTTGCAATGTTCCGTCTGGATTATAGATATACTGTTCGTATAGTTCTCCATATTCATTTATCTCGCCAAATTTCTTTTCGTGTTCGTTTATTACAATTTCAGACAGAACTTTATTTCCATTATTCCCTCCGGGTTCTCCATCACCATCGCTACTGCACCCTACAAAAAACAAAGCCACTAGTATAGGCAGTATAAATAACATTTTCTTCATTTTACTTTGGTTTTATTGATTAAACATCCATTTCTAATAACTTCCTTAAATCCTCAAAAGAGTGAACTTCATATAGATTCCCTTTTACTTTAACGTAGCCGTTCACTTCGGAATCTTGAGAGTTCTCTGCAAACAAATCGACAATACTAACCCCTAGCGCTTTTGATATATCTCCCAATTTTCCGATGGTAGGATTGCCGGAAACAGCAGCATATAAAGCCTGATAAGTTACTCCCATCTTCTTTGCCAAATCTTGCATGGTTATTCCCTGTTCCTTACAAATTTCTTGTACTCGTAACATGTTATTCAAATTATAGTTTGATGCAAATATAGGAACATTTTTCAAATCATAAGTAGATATATCAAAGAATAATATCAAAAAATAATTTGAAAAATTTCTTCTAAAAGTTTTGTTTATTCAAAATAAAGTTTGATATTTGCAATCAGAAAATCAAAATATAATTTGAATAACAAATTAAATACATACGATTATGAAGACAACAAACAATGTTTACATCAAAGAGATTAAGGCTCAAATCAGAGTTATCAATGAAGCTCTAAAAAGAATACAAGAAGCTGAAAAGGTTCAGGATTCAGCGGTAAATAATAGAGAATACAACAAGGCAAAGGATGAAGCTATTGACGCAAGCTCAGACGTAATGATAGCTTTAGAAGAGGCTGTAAGACTTGCATCAGCTATGGGGTGTGAAACTGGTCTGTATGAGATATACAAATATCACAAGATTGTAGAACTTGATTTCAGAGAGTCACACAAATAAGTTTAACCGGCAGCCTTTCGGGGGTTGCCACAGCATAAGAAAATTATGAGAACAACAAGCTACATGAAAAGCCATAAGGCAAATGAGTTTTATGTGAAGAAGTCAAGAGGCTACTATTTAGTAATAGACGGCTATGACATGAGTATGGCTTCTTTAGAAACCACCGAAGAAGCAGCCAATAAAACGGCTAAAGAACTTAATGAAATGAGAGCTAAAAGATTGAATATAGCATAAGTTTAACCAGCAGGGCTTATGCCCTGCATAATCCCCTACACGATTATGAATACATATTACAAATTTTGTCCAAACGTATTTCTTGCTAAATGCGATGCTAAGCATGAAAAAGGTGAAACCATTCTTGTAACCACCAAATACGGTAAAGAGAATGAAAGCATAGTGTTTAATCTGATATTTGAACGTGATGGCTTCTACTATTATTCGATAGTTCGCGCTGATGGCTTTAACGTTCAAGAATGGGTAAAGCGAAAGGCAGAACACCGGCTGGATTGGGCTGCCACTGCAGAACGAAAGAGTGAAGAATACTTCAAAGCGTCAAATAAAGACAGCGATTTTCTCTCGTTGGGTGAACCTATTAAAATCGGCCATCATAGCGAAAGACGACACAGAAAAGCCATTGAAGATGCCTGGCATAATATGGGAAAGAGTGTAGAGTTTGACGAGAAAGCCAGAGAGCATGAAAGAATAGCTCAGTATTGGACAAATAAAGCTGATACTATAAACCTTTCAATGCCTGAAAGCGTGGACTATTATGAGCATAAATTAGCAGCAGCTAGAGAGTATCATGAGGGGCTGAAATCCGGCAAATATCCACGTGAGCACTCATACTCGTTGACGTATGCAAAGAAAGCGGTAAACGAAGCCCAAAAGAATTTCGATCTAGCAAAGAAACTTTGGTTATAAACCCGGTAGCCTTCGGGCTACCACTATTTAAGATGGTTATGAAAGAGAAAGAAATCCTGCAAGAAATAATCGAGTGGCTGGGTAATGATACTAGTTACCTGTCTACAAGAACAGACTATGCTAAAGGGTATAAATCCGGTATAGAATGTGCAAAAGAAATTGTTGAAAGCATCATCAATAAACACGAGCCTGATTTATTAGCAAACAATTAGCAAATTGTTTCGTATGTATTAGCAATTTATTCTGTTTTGAGGTAAGTATATACTATTTTTGAATAGTAAAATATTAATAATCAAATGAAAACAATCAAATATAATGGCCAAGAAGTAGAAGCCTACTCGCTGATAATGACGAAGGCTAATGCTTTGGATATTCTCAATGGCAAGAAAGTTATAGAAGCTCGTAAGCTAAGTTCTAAATACGAAAAGATGTTTACAAATTTCAAGCAACTTGAAGAAAACGAGAGATTGAGAAAAGAAGGACGTGAAAATGAGTGCCAGCCTATTCTGCGTACTGATATAGAAGCAATTCATTTTTATAGCACAGGTGCCCCGTGGTTTCTTGATGTGGCGATAGATGAAATCGGTATTGGCGAGGTTACTGAAGAAGGTATAAAGTTCATGCAAGAAGAATTTGGCTTTCATGAGTTTGATGAGCAGTTAGAAGAGTTCAAGAAGAATCCACCCGAAGAAACGCCGTTATTCTACTACTTGCATATTTGTGAAATAATCAATCATGATGGATTGAAATAAAAAAGGTCAAGCCGCTTTATGCGGCTTTGTCTGCATATAGGTAAAAGATTGTGTAACTTAAAAAAAGTGATTATGGCAGAAGTTTATGCAACAGCTTCAGACGGTAGAACGTACCGAACAAGAGCTGATTATGAAGCTGGACGTTTTCAATCAATGGGCACAAACGCTGCTCAGAGAGCGAGAATCAACAGAGCAGTTGGCGGTAGAGTTGTTTAATCATGAAGAAGGCTATAAGCATAATTAAACAAGTCTCAGAGCTGACAGATAGGGTTATATTGTTTCACTCAGCATCGGGTAAGGACAGTATAGCCCTTTTAGATCTTATGCACCCCTATTTCAAAGAGATAGTATGTGTTTACATGTATGTAGTCAAGGACTTGCAGCATATTAACAGATACATCAACTACACCTGCAAGAAATATGGTAATGTGAAGTTCATACAAGTGCCTCACTTTGCGGTATATTCATATCGTAAGAGTGGTTACATGGGTTGTATAAAGAACGAAAAGCAGAGGCAGTACAGTATGGCGCAGCTTACAGAGATAGTCAGAGAAAAATATCATATAGACTGGGCATTTTTCGGGTTCAAACAATCCGACTCAATGAACAGACGGTTGATGCTAAGGACGTACAAAGATGAAGCTATCAATGAAGCGCAAAAGAAATGTTATCCCCTATCAGCTTACAAGAATGTTGATATTCTGAACTATATCGAAAAGAAAAGTCTTATAAAGCCGGAGAAATACGGTAACAGCCAGTCGGCAGGAACGAATATAAGCGATATGAACTATCTTTTGTGGCTCAGAAGTAATTTCCCGGCAGACTTGAAAAAGATTATAGAGGAATACCCTATGGTAGAACGATTGTTGTTTGAGCATGATTATGAAGGAACTGAAACAAAGTGAGACAAGAATAATAAAACGTTCGCAGATAAATCTGAATCCGATAAACCCTAAGAGGCATTCGGATGAACGTATTAGACTGCAAAAGAAAAACCTGCAAAAAGTCGGTTTTCTTGGTGGTATTGTATGGAATGAATTAAGCGGAAACCTAATAGATGGGCACAGGCGTATCAAGGCTATGGATATGTATTACAAATACGATGGTACTTCTGATACAGACTATAAGGTAAAAGTGGAGGTTGTGAACCTTGACGAAAAAAAAGAAAAGGAACAGCTTACTTATATGGCAGTAGGAAACACCAAGCCTGATTTAGATTTGCTCGCGAGTTATTTGCCTGATATAGACTATTCCGAAGTCGGGTTGAGTCCTGATGAGTTGAATGATATACTTGCGATAAGTGAAGTTGATGCCAATTCCTTATCAGAGTCATTAGATGACCTGTTATTGCCAACAGACTTCGATGGTATAAAAAATCCTATTCCTGAAGATGCTGCACTGCCATATGAAGAGAAGAAAGAACACATGAAAGCGGTAAAGCAACAAGTAAAAGAATCTGCATTTCAGCACAGGCAGGATGAAGATGCTTATATAATACTTTCATTTTCTTCTTTTGAGACAAAATCAGATTTTTGTGATTTGTTGGGTATCAGTACGGATGAAAAATTTGCCAAAGGAGAAGAGGTTTTGAAATTGATTGAGTAATCAAAATAAACAGATACGCGCGCATGGGAAAGAAGCCAGACATATCGAAATTCAGAGAGGTCCTTCATAAAACAGGTGGAAATCTCTCTAAAGTTGCTGCTGTATTCAATGTAACCCGAAAAACCGTGTATGATTGGGCCAGAGCAGACAGCCAGTTCAAAGATGCTATCACCGACGAAAGAGGTTCTCTGGTAGATGAATGCCTTGTATCTGCACGTGTACTTGCGCTTGGTATCCCTGAGAAAGATGAAAATGGGAACTTTATCGGATGGCGTGAACGTCCAGATGGGTATATGATTCGCTATTTACTTTCCACATTAGGAAGAAAAGAAGGTTTTGGAGACCGAGAAGACGAAGACGCAGATATTCCAAAGGATATTAACCACGGAATTTCTATCGACTCATGGATTAAAGACAAACTGAAATGATTGTACCCCAAACGATATATCATCCGCTATATACCGATAGCGAGAAGTTTATCATTCTCATTACCGGTGGCCGTGGATCGGGGAAGTCTTTCAACGCTTCTACCTTCATTGAGCGTCTGACATTCGAAATGACTCCCACAGAGAAGATAGTCCACCAGATTCTTTATACCCGTTACACGATGGTATCTGCCGGGATGTCTATCATTCCGGAGATGATGGAAAAGATAGAACTGGATGGAACAACAAAGTATTTCAAGACCACCAAAACCGATATTGTAAACCGGATGACCGGCAGCCGTATCATGTTCCGGGGTATCAAAACATCTTCCGGGAATCAGACGGCCAAGCTGAAATCAATCCAGGGTATCACCACCTTTGTCTGTGATGAAGCTGAGGAATGGACCAGCGAAGAAGAGTTTGACAAGATCATGCTCTCTATCCGTAAGAAAGGAATCCAGAACCGGATTATCATCATTATGAATCCCTGTGACTCCAATCACTTCATCTACAAGAAGTATATCGAGAATACTCACCGGATGGTGGAGATTGACGGCGTTCAGGTGCAAATTTCCACTCATCCGAATGTTCTACATATTCATACGACTTATTTCGACAATATAGCAAACTTATCTCCTGAGTTTCTGAGAGAGGTTGAAGAAATGAAAGAGAAGAACCCGGAGAAATATGCTCATGTCGTTATCGGCCGATGGGCTGACGTGGCCGAAGGTGCCGTGTTCAAGAAATGGGGCATCGTGGATGAGTTCCCCATGTGGTGCAAGAAGGTGGCTATTGGACAGGACTTTGGTTATACCAATGACCCATCGGCTTCTATTCGATGTGGCATCGTAGACAATGCGCTTTATCTGGATGAAGTGGATTATAGAACTGGATTACTTTCTGGGGATATTATAAAGACGCTACGCCCGTGGAATTTGAGAGTGATTGCCGACAGTGCGGACCCGCGACTCATTCAGGAGATTCATAACGGAGGGATTAAAATATACGCGGTAGAGAAAGGACAAGGTTCTGTCAATGCCGGTATTGACAAGATGCAGGGAATGGAAATATTCATCACCAAGCGTTCTTATAACCTTCAACGGGAGTTCAGAAACTATGTATGGGCAAAGGATAAGGATGGAAACTACATCAACGAACCTGAAGACCATGATAATCATGGCATAGATGCTGCACGCTACTATGTGCTGGGAGAACTTCTCGGTAGAATTATGAAACCCAAAGACGTTTCAGGAATATTTGGACATTAAACTTTGAGATATGACTATAGAAGAAATTTTAGCTATGCCGGAAGTAGAGAGAAAAATCTACTATCTGAAAAAAGGACGAAAGACCGAGCAACCAAACGCTCACGCTCTTTACAACGACTGGAATCCGAACAAGCACGAGATAGTGATAGATGAAGAGAAATACCCGAAAATCAAAATCACTACCCAGCCTGAGAAACGGATTACAGACCCGACAACCAGGAAAGAATATGTTGAGCCGGCGGTCAGGAAAGAAGTTGACCCAAACAGGATTGCTCTTCCTATCGAGCAGGACATCGTGAACATTCAGACTGCCTTCACCGTTGGAACAGAACCGGTCCTTGATTGCCAGCCGGACCAGTCGGAAGAAAGCCTTCTTTCCACATTGAAGCAGGTGTTCAAGAAAAACAAGTTGAAATACCAGAACAAGAAAGTAGTCCGGGCATGGCTGGCCGAGCAGGAAGTGGCCGAATACTGGTATGTGGTGAAGGATGACGGCTTCTGGGCAAAGCTCAAACGAAAGATTTCAGGAATCTTCGGCAAATCAAAACCTGAATACCGTCTGAAGAGTGCCATCTGGTCTCCGTTCCGTGGCGACAAGCTCTATCCCTTCTTCAATGATCAGGGGGATTTGGTAGCCCTATCCCGTGAGTACAAGAAGAAAGACCTGAACGATGTAGAGATTACATGTTTCATGACCATTACCAAGGACATGGTTTATCAGTGGGAACTGACAAGCAACTGGACTGACAAAGGCTCATTTGCACATGGATTCAAGAAGATGCCGGTGATTTATATGTACCGTCCGGAAGCGTACTGTGAAAAGATAAAGAGCCTCCGTGTAAGACTGGAGAAGCTTCTCTCAAACTATGCAGACTGTATCGACTACCACTTCTTCCCTATCCTCATGCTTTTTGGTAACGTGGAGAATTTCTCAGGTGAGTTCAAGAACCGTGTTGTCGAGTTGACCGGCCAGGGAGCAAATGCCCAGTATCTTACCTGGTCACAGGTACCTGATACTGTCAAGTTCGAGGTAGAAACCTTGCTGAGCCAGATATATGGACTGACCAATACACCCAGAATCTCTTTTGACTCCCTGAAAGGTACAGGAAACGCCGTTTCCGGTGTGACTTTCGATTATGTGTTTATGTCCACCCACCTTAACGTAGAAAATCTGAACGAGATCGTCGGCGAGTTCATGCAACGACGTGTAAATTTCCTTGTCTCCGCGTTGGGTTCCGTGAATTCCACCCTTGAAGAAGCCTCCGAGACTATTGACGTGGATGTGCAGATGCAGCCATATAAACTGGAGGACATCAAAGACAAGATAGACACAGCTATCAAGGCCAAGGACGGTGAAATCTGGTCGCAACAGCGGGCCATCACCTTCGTGGGGAACGTGGATGCAGTTATGGATGAGATTGAAGCCATCAAGGAAGAGCAATCTGAGAAACAGAAGAACGACATCGAGAAGCAGAAACAGCTTTCCTCTCTTAAAAGTTCCATCAGTAAATCTGAAGAATAGAACAACCCAGTCAGAATATTTACGGGGATAATACAAAACAGAATGATATAAATCTAAAATATTTACCAATTGAGTAGCGGTATCTTTCGAGGTATCGCTATTTTCTTTATCATAGTAAAAACATGAATACTTCTTTGTAATTATTCGTTATTTTACTATATTTGCATCGTAATTAAGTCTTAAACGCTATGAGCTACAAATCAGTTAAAGACGTTGTAACGCTGCTTACTGAAAATGGCTTTTGGTTCGTGAGGCAGAAAGGCAGTCACATGGTTTACACTGATGGTAGCCATGTAGTGATTGTCCCAGACCACGGCAAGAAAGGCGTTGAGAAAGGCACTTATTACAACATTCTGAGGCAAGCGGGGCTAAAATAGCCCCCGCCTCTTTTGTTTAACGATAAAAAGGAGGTCAGTATGAAAACCGTAGAAGTGATTGTAGAACATGCTGGAAATAATCTTAGTGCTTACATTGAAGGTGCTCCGGTGATAACGGTTGGCAACGATGTGAAGGAAATCGAGAAGAACATGAAGGAAGCTGTTGAACTATACTTGGATTCATGCAAGGAGATGAACATCGCTCCAGTGGAAGTTTTACAGGGAGAGTTCACCTTGAAGTTCAAGATAGATGCTGCCACTTTCATCAACTATTACAGCAGTATCTTTACTAAAGCTGCTTTGAGCCGGATAACCGGAATTAATGAACGTCAGTTGTGGCATTATGCGGCTGGAGTACACAAACCACGCAAACAACAATTAGAGAAGATTCAGAAAGGTATTAACGCGCTGACAGAGGAACTGGCAGCTATAAATTTGTTGTAATTATGGAAAAATTAAAGTTTCCGGTACATAAACTAAATGATAATATTAGTAAATTATTGTCTCAAATTAAATCTGCCCAGATTTCAGAGCAAATACAAGAGGGATTACATAATGAAATTCAATGGGAGGATTGTGATGGAATGATTACAGATATTGCCCATTTAGACTGTTTAAATAGGGTTCATTTATCTTCTGCATATTGCCAATTTTTATGGATTATATGTGATATAGCCATTAAGACCTATGATGCAATCGTATTTAAACTTGAATTAGAGAAGCTAGAACCTGATTTAGCCAATGCAGTAATAAACGAACTAAATGATTATAACAAAACAAGTGAAGAGTATGTTACATTGCGAGAAATAAATTCATTAGAAAAAGTCCTAAAAGAAACATTTGATGAATTTACAATAGCTTCTCATCTAAGACAAAATAAAGTGTCTGACGATGATTTGAAGCAACTTAATAAAATTGATATGGGTGGCACTTATAGTGTTAAAACTAATTCAGTTTTTTCTTATGGAATAGTTTTTATCCTTTTACATGAGTTGGCTCATTTCCGTTTTAAGCATTATCTTCCAAATAAAAAAGATGAATCTGATGCTGATAATTTAGCCTTTTGGGATATATATTTTGATGTTCCCAAAGAAGAAAAAATTACAGCTTCTTTAGGTATTCTTTCCGCATTATCCTCTTTATTGTTTTTTTCAGATGATTTGAAAGGAGATGATCAACATCCAGATGAGGACCAAAGAATATTTGAAATTTTCGATTATGTAAAAAATGATTGTAGTAACTATTCTGGAGTATTAGTCCAGTTTTTTAAATTATGGGCATTTGATAAGGGACGAGAAGATTTCCCTGCTATGTCAAATACAGAATCGTTTGACCAGATGCTATCTAAAATAAAATTCTTTATAGAACAACAGAAATAAATATTCAGCGTGAGTACTTAGGTAGTCACGCTTTCTTTTTGCTTAAAAACGAACATTCTCTTAATTGTTTCGTATCGTTAGCCTTAAAATTTCCCCTTCCCTTTCTCTATAAGTAAATTTACCGTATGAAATTATTAATCAAACTCATACGGTATGACAATCTTTGAACTAATCTTGGCAGGACTGCAACAAAAATTCTCTGGGGTGGACACTGCTACACTCACCCGTATCGCCACAAAGAAGGCAGAGGGTGTAACGGACGAAACGAAGGTGACCTCCATCGTGGAGGGTATCTCATTTCAGGACGTGATGCAAAACTATGGTGATTTCCGTGCAGGACAGGCGCAGACTTCCGCTGTTTCAAACTACGAGAAGAAGCATGGACTGAAAGACGGAAAACCAATCGAGAATCCGAAACCAGAACCACCGAAACCAAACGACCCTCCAAAGCCGCAGGAGACAGACATCGCAAAGATGATTGCCGATGGCATCGCCGCCGGTATCAAGCCGTTTGCCGACAAGCTGGCCAAAATGGAGGAAAATGAAGCGCAGGCGCAGCGCAATTCTCAGATTTCAGCAGTGGCGAAGAAGTACGGTATTCCCGAATTTATGCTGAAAGACCGCAACATTCCCGAAAACACGGACTTGGACACTTATTTCAAGGACATGAAGCAGGATATGTCTAACAACGGTTTTCAGTTCTCCAAAGCTCCTGAAACTGCCGAACAGAAGCAGGAGAAGGAAGCGAGCGAGTTCGCCAAAATGATTGAGGCGGACACAAAATCTATTGTCGAACAACAAAACAAGTAATTTATGTCAGCAGGATTTAAGTACAACATTGAGCCTGAACCGTCCATCGAGGAACGCTATGACGTTTCTACCGGTGTAAGACGTAGAGGCCCTTACAAGCTGGATACGGCCAACCTTGTCGCTGGTTCGTTTCTTCCATCCTTTACACCGATTGCCGCCGACTTGGTGAAGAAGACCGCTCAGGTGGCTATCCGTGTAGAAGTCTATGAAAAGTTTACCACCGGTTCCAATACCACATTGAAAATCAAGAAAAACTCTTTGGCTTATGTGGGTATGCATCTGGGTAATGGTTCTCATGGGGCTACCATCAACAGTATTGACAAATCAAACAAAGATTTCGATAAGTTGACGCTGTCTGCCGACTTTGGCGAAACATTGGAAGCTGGTATTGTACTCTATGAAGCTACAGCGGTAAGCGGCACAACTCCGAAAGTCATTGCTAACTCAGCCTTGTACGGAAGAGTACAAGTAGAAGAAGGAATTGTATTAGTTGCTCTTTTGATGCGAGCATTCGAGATTGAGCCTACCAAATTGGTTATGCCTTTCTCTGACATTGACAAGGCCAACATGCCGCATTTCCAGTTCAACGCTCCTGACGTTACTCAAAGTGGAAAGGCTGTAGTTGCCAAAGCGTCTTCCAGTCAAGATGGCTTGATGAGTAAAGAAGACAAAGCTAAATTGGATGGTATCGCATCCCAAGCCAACAAATTCACTTTGTCTGCAGCAACATCTTCTGCTCTCGGAGGTGTAAAGCAGGGTGTTAAAGTGGATGATGCTACTGGGCAGGAAGATGCACATACAAAATTGAATGCCCTTCTGGCATCTTTGAGAACAGCAGGTGTAATTGCAAGCAAATAAAGAAAGGAGGTAAAACATGATGCTAACTATTCATACTCTGTTTAATGACCCCAATATCGTAAACGCCGTTATCCAGCGCGTCCTTCAGACTCGTAAGGATACAATCTACTGGCAGCAGTATCTTGATTTCCGTAGAACGACTACCCGTGTGTTCAAGGACTACATCGGTCAGGTTACTGGAGTGATGGCCGGTTCTATTAACTCACGATACGGCGAGAAGCCTATCCGTGAACGCCGGAATATCGGTTCAGGATATGGTGAAATCGCTTATCTTGGCGATGCTTACCAGATTTCCATTGACCGCCTGTCCGAACTTCAGGACTTGATTGACAAGTTTAACGCAGCTAAACCTGCTGACCAGGTAGCAGCCATGCAGGAAATCGTGAATTTCATCTATGACGATTACCGCCAGGTACTTTTGGCAGCTCACAAGCGTATGGATATTATCGTAGGTTCACTTCTGATGACCGGAGAAGCAACAGTCAAGAACAAGGACGACAATGCCGGAGGTGTCGACCTTCTCAACATTGAATTGCCGTTCAAGTTCATCAAGCCTGATACTGGTGCGAAGACGAACTTCATCACCTACTTGCAGCAGCAGATTAATGCACTGAAAGCGGACTACGGTAATTTCCAGAAGATGATTATGTCACGAGGAACTTTCGTGAAGAATATCATCGGGTCGGCTGAGTTTGGTGACAAGTTCAAGATGCAGCTTACAGGAAATGAGATGTATCTTTCAACTGGTTTGATTACATCTCAACTGGCTTCCCAAGTATTCACTGGCATCGGGCTTCCGGCCATTGAAATCAAGGAAGATTACGTGAAAGACCAGACCGGGAAGAACGTGCAGATTTACGCAGACGACCGTATCACCTTGCTTCCGCAGGATAAGGTCGGTTATATGCGTTTCCACACTCCGTACGAAGCAGTGGACGGCGTACCTGGACGTAACTACACCCAGGCAGACGGTGATATGCTTATTTCCGGTTACAAGGACAAGAACGGTCGTTATTTGGAATACACTGCAGAGTGGATTCCGCAGATTACGAACCCGAACCTGATTGTGAATTTCGATTTGTCAACCATGAACGCATGACAGTAAACGACTACATATCACAGAAGTTTCAGACCTTCGGCATCAACTTGTCGGAGGCTGACCTTTTGGAGATAAGTCTGTCTTCAGAAGTAAGCGGAGAGGATGAGATGGGCCCGTCAAACATCGGACTTGTTTCAGTGGCTATGGCGAAGTTCATCCCCTCTCTTCTACTCCGTGCCACTTCCATCAGTGAGAACGGTTTCTCTATGTCATGGGATACAAAAGGCGTAAAGGAATACTATTCTTTCTTGTGCAAGAAGTATGGTCTTGAAGACACGCTGTCAGATAAACCTAAAGTCAGATTCCTATGATATTTGCTCCACATACATTACAGGTTAAGGTCTTTACTCCGATGGAAACAGACGAGTTCGGCCGGCCCATTCCCGGAACCGGTGGTGAAAGCTGGCAGGACGTGTGTAAATGCCGTTGTGATGATAACTCGACCAAGGAGTTTACTTCGGAGAACGGTGAGGTGTTCCGACCGAACTATCACATAGTCTGTGAAAAGAAAACCTCCCTGAAGGCTGGCGATGAAGTCAGATGTATGGATGGCGATAATACCAGGGGAACTGGCAAGGTTTACATGGTGAAGAATACAAACTATTTTGGTTACTCAGAGATATGGATGTGAAGTTTGATTTTTCGGACGTGGATAGCTTTTTCGACCAAGGTTATGCCGAGGTGAAAGCTGTAGAAGAGAGGGTCGGAAAGGAAGCTGTCGATTATGCTATAAAGAACGGTAGTTATCAGAACCGGACCGGAACGCTCCGTAAGTCAAACAAGTATTCAGTTGAGGATGATGGACTGGTGATAAGAAACGATGCTGAGTATGCCTCACACGTGGAATCCAAAGGTTACGAAGTTTCAACTGGTGCAGCCTTATTTGCTGAGAGACGATTAAAGGAGGAAATCAAATGAAACGAATATTCAAGTATGAACTGATGGTCGCAGACCACTCAAAATTATGTCTGCCTATCGGAGCAAGAATATTATCTATTCAAGCACAACGGAATGCAATTTGCTTGTGGGCAGTAGTAGATGAATGTCAAAAAGAATTGTGTTTAGTGGATATTTTTATGTATGCAACAGGACAAAATATATCTGATAAAGATTTGTCAGACAAAAGATTTGCAGGTACTGTTCAACTTAGAGAACTGGTTTTTCATGTATTCCTTCAGTATGATAATAATATTCAATATCTTATTGTATGATAGTAACTACTGACATAGCGAACATTCTCTACCGTGACTGCAAGTCTTTCGGGATTGATATCGTTCCCCATGGCAAGAAGCTGACAGGGGCGATAAAGTCCGAAAGGATTGTCATTCACGCCAAGAAGCAACAGCCGGGCACATACTGGAAGAAATCTTTCGTCGAGGTGAACATTTGTGTTCCCGATTTGAAGGAAGGCGAAGCCAATACCATCCGGCTGAACGAACTGGAGAAGCAGGCACAGGGATTGTTTGACGGTGTTACCGGTCGCTATGACGGTACAACCTATCATTATTCTATCGAATCAATTGGAACGGAGGAGGACACTGCTTTAAAGTGTCACTATGTGAATGTAAGAATTTTGTTTGAAGTTTTAAATGTGAAATAATATGGCAGAAGCAAAGAAAGTCACAGCCGCGAATATCAAGAAGCTTTGGTATGGCGAAACAAGCGAGATTACCGCAGATTTGACAGGACAAGCCTTGCATACTCTTTTACAGGGTGAAGCATTGAAAGAAATCAAGAATATCCATCAGGATACATGGACGATTGAAGAAGCAGAAGCAAGTCGTACAAATTACAAGAACCAGCTCACGAATCAGACTTATCGAAGTGATAAGGAAATGGGTGATGTTACTGTAAACTTCACTATTGGAGAATACGACTATCCTACTAAGAAAGACCTTATGGGTGGTGATATTATTAACACTGATAAGGGTTGGAAACGAGCAAGAGGCAAGGTAAACATTGAGAAGTTACTTGTCGCTTTGACTGACGATGACCAGTATTGTGTGATTCCCCGTGCTGACATCGGTGCACGTGAAGCCACAACAGACAAGGCTGTCGGTATTCCTGTAAGTGCGGTGGAACTGGAACCACAAAATGCAGAAGTTGCACCGGAATACTGGTTTGACTCATCTGAAGTAACAGCAGGTGCTTAATGCCTATCCAATAGGTAGAGATTGAATTCCATAACAGGGGTGGGCTTTATGGCTTCACCCCTTAATTTTTATCTTTTATCAGAATGAATCAAGGAGCAAAAATAGTAACTGAATCCATTATCGGAAGTGATTTCAGAACGGTGTTTGTCGCTGGGAAAGCCTACACGGTCTACCCTCCTACTATCAACAAACTGGCCGGAGCAATCTCCCATTTGTCAGGCGTACAAGAAGCAGACAATTTGAAAGAAGTTCTTCTCTCCCTGGGAGAAAGTGAGGCCTACAGCAGGGCTCTTTCCTGGCTGATAGCTGGTGACGAAAACTTGAGTGAAGAGTTAGCCAAAGGAACATACGAAGAAAACGTAAATGCTTTAGATGAAGCACTCTCTATGATTGACTCAAAGGTTTTTCTCAAAGCTGTCAGCTTGGCGAGGAACGTAAGTCTGCTGGCAGCGAAACCGAGGTCGTAGGAAATGATACTCTCTTGGGACAGATTGCATCGTTCATGGAAAATCTGCATCTGTCATACCGGGAAGTGGTCTATGAGATACCATACAGGAATTTAGTATTAATGCAGCGTGACAAGCTTCATACTGTAACCGGGACAAAAGTCACGAAGGTGAAAGGCAAGGATATGGCTTCACGCAGAAGAAGAAACAAGAAATAGATATGGCTCTATTAGAATGTTAAAAAGCAACAGAAACGTTACTTTTTTACGTTACAAAGCTTGCTTAATAGTAACGAAAATGTTACCTTTGCATTGCCAATTAAAAGTTCTTTGATTTATGAAGTTTTCAGAGTTTTACAAATTGATTGAGTCAGCAGGCTGGACAATCGAAAAGGGAAAGAAACATCACAAGTATGTTCATCCCGACTTTGACTACTTTATCCCTGTAGGCAGACATCCAGCCAAAGAGATACCTAAAGGTACTCTTGACAGCATGATGAAAAAGGCGGGGTTAAAGAAGTAAAAGAACAGCACCCACTTCGGTGGGTGCATTTAATTGACAAAACTTAAAATACACGATTATGAAGAAGATTCAGGCTATTATTGAAAAAGCAGATGATGGAGGAATTTCTATCTATTCTGAAGATGTAAACGGTGCGTATGGCTTTGGGCTTACAGAACAAGAAGCGAAAGAGGACTTTGTTTCTGTTTTAGAGGAACAGGCAGAATATTACAAAGAAAAACATGGTGAATTTCCAAGTTGGTATAAAGCTGGCTATTCTGTGGAGTATGTGTATGACTTAAGTGGATTTTTTGAAGCGTTCCCTTTTATTAATGCAAGTAAGTTTGCAAAGGAAATAGGTATAAATGAATCTGTAATGCGAAAGTATAAAGGAAAGATAATTACAGCATCAGAAAAGCAAAGAGCTATCATACAATCAAAATACAATGAGATACTTAAAAGAATGGCAAATGTCAAGTTTTGATATTCCAGCCGTGAGGCTCTGATATAAATTAAAGAACAAATTGACAATCGGGCGCATCATAATGGTGCGCCTTTTTTGTTCTATTCCGAGATGGAGTCTAATTATTCAAAAATAGAAGTTAAATTACACGACAATTGCCAAGTTGTTTCGTTTTTGATTTCAAAAAGTCTGAATACTATTTGCTTATATCATAATTTTAAGCATTAATATTTAGATTTTTATTTATGGCAACACTCGTATTCCGTGTATCAAGTGACTGGGAACAGGTCGTAAAGCTAAGACAAGAATGTGAAAAGCTGGAAGCCCAACTCAAAAAGATGGACGTGAACAAATCTCCGGCAGCGGCAAGGGCTTTGGAAACCCAATTGGCATCTGCTCGCCAACAAATGATGGGGCTGGTAACCGAGGCGGCTAAAGTTGGAGCTACAATGGAGCGTGATTTCAAAAATGGAATTTACAGCGCTTCACAAACAGTAAACAACCTCTCTGCAAATATTACTTCACAAAGGGGTGTCATTAGGCAATTACAAAATGAGCTTACTTTATTGAAAGAGAAATACCGAGAAACTGTAAAGTCGGGTGGTAATACCAGCGGTATGTCGGAGCAGATAAAAGCTCAAACCGATAAGTTAAGGGAGCAGAAAGATATTTTGTTTGGTTTGACTCAACAGCAGGCTGAAGCCCGTCTTTCAGTAAAGAGACTGAAGGATGAATATGCAGCCTTTAAGGAAGAAGCCGGCGAAACGGTCGAAGCAAATGAAAAGATGTCCGTTTCCTTAACCAAAGTACTTGGTGTAATAGGTGGAGTAACTGCCTTGAAAAACTTTGTCACAGAACTTGTCAATGTACGAGGACAATTCCAGCAGCTTGAAATTTCTTTTTCAACCATGCTGAAAAGTAAGGAAAAAGCAGATAAACTGATGTCGGAACTGGTGGATATTGCCGCAAAGACACCTTTCGACCTTCAAGGGGTGGCATCATCTGCCAAGCAAATGATTGCTTACGGCTCGTCAGCTGAGAATGTGGGTAATGAGCTTGTAATGTTGGGAAATGTAGCCGCCGGTGTTGGCTCCCAGCTTAGTGAAATAGCCTATCTCTATGGCACATTAAGGACACAAGGAAGGGCCTATGCTGTCGATATTCGTCAGTTTGCAGGACGTGGTATTCCTATCTACGAGGAACTGGCAAAAGTGCTTGGTGTGACAAAAGATGAAGTTTCAGGTTTAGTAAAGGAAGGCAAGGTAGGATTTAAAGAAGTAGAACAGGCCTTTAAAAATATGACTGGTGAATCAGGAATCTATTATAACCTGATGCAAGAACAGTCTAAGTCTCTTACAGGGCAGTTGAGTAACCTTGGAGATGCTTGGGATACAATGTTGAATAAGATTGGGAAAGATACTCAGGGAATTGCTTCTGCAGGTATTTCAGGATTGAAAGGTCTTATTGAGAACTATGAAACTGTTGGTAAGATTTTGATAGGACTGATTGCTACATACGGGACATACAAAACCGCTCTTATTGTAGTGCGAATAGCTCAGGATACATTAACGGCCAGAATGGAACTTGCAATCTTGGTTACCAAAGCTCAAATGATAGCACAAAAGGCTTTGAATACGGTTATGAAAGCCAACCCGTATGTCCTGGTAGCTACGGTTCTTGCCGGTCTTGTTGCTACAATGTGGGCCTTTCATGACAGCACAACCGCATCGGAAAAGGCACAACAAAAATTCAATGAAGAACAAAAGAATTTTGCGAATCAGGAAGAGGAACGCAAGAAAAAAATAGAAGAGCTGATACGCGTTATCCAAGATGAGACAGAAACCGAGTTTTCAAAGATAAAGGCCTATGAGGAACTACAAAGGTATTCTCCTGCACTTTCTTCTGCTTATACCCGTGAACAACTGGCTGTACTCAATCTTGCAGAAGCAAATAAAGAACTGAATAAGGAACGAGACAAGAACAGTTATGAAAACATACTAAAGAATATACAACAATGGGAGGAGAAAATAAAATCATTAAATGCTTCTTTAAAAAATGCCGGGCAAGGTGCCCCATTAATTGCTTCACAAATAGAATCAGCAAAAGCAAATCTTAACAAGTGGGAATCAGCCCTGAGCGAATATAATCGACTGAAAAAGGAAACAGAGGAAAACTCGAAACCTGTAGAAGTCAAGCTAATGGAAGCAAGAAGTAATCGTGAGCAGATTATACGCGAATACAATATAGCAAGACAAATATTGCAGGAAGAGCAAGAAAAAATTAAGAATTTTCCTTTTGCAACAATTCCTATTGACGTTCAAATACGGTTCAATAATGCGCAAGCAGCGTTAAAAGGGATTGACGGTACCATATCTGGCCTGGAATCGCAAAGAGAAGCATCGGAAAAGACGTATCAGCAAGCATATAAAGAAGCAAAAGCTGTTTACGAAGCAAAATTAAAGGCCGTAGAGGATGCTAAAAAAGGCACTGAATCTGCTTATAAGAAAGCTGTAGAAGAGTTGGAAGCAGCAGAAAAATCATATAAATCGCTCGGTGGTGTAACAGGAGACACTCTGGCCAAACAAGAGAATAATGCGAAGAAAGATGCCGAGCGACAAAAGAAAGAGCAGCAACAGGTTGCAGAAGAACTCCTTCAGCTTCGCAGAACCAATCAGCAGGAAGAAATCAACCTGATGGAAGAAGGTTCTGAAAAGAAGCGCAGACAGATTGAGCTGGATTACCAGCGAGAAATCGATGAAATTAGAAAACAGCGCAAAAAATGGGAAGATGCGCAAGAAGGAAAGCTTACGTCTGAACAGCGGGAAGTATTAGGAAGTCGTGCGTCTAATGCCATGACGTCGCGTGAAAAAGGTCTGGCCGAAATTACAGAAACTGAAAATCAAGCTGCAATCGAGGCCAACGAACGTTACCTGAAAAGCTACGGTACGTTCATGCAGAAACGTGATGCAATCATAGCCGAGTACACCCGTAAAATCTCGGAAGCCACTACTCAGGGAGACAAGGACATACTCCAGAAAGAAATGGATAAAGCCCTCTCCTCTCTTGATCTTGAGAAGCTGAAACAGGGAATCAACTGGGAACTTATCTTCGGTGACTTGGACAAGGTATCCAAAGAATCCTTGAACAAGGTAAAGCAGCAGCTTAGGGAGTTCAAGAACTCAGATGAATACAAGAACATGGCCGTTGACCAGAAGAAGGTCGTTGACGAGGCGTTGAGCAACATCCAGTCAACTCTTATCGATAAAGGAGGATTGCTGGCCGACCTACCCGAACAGTTAAGCGAATTGGCCAAGGCACAGGAAGAGCTGTCACAAGCTCAGGAGGAATACAACGAAGCCATGAGAAGCGGAACAGATGAACAGAAGGAAGCTGCCACGAAGAAACTGAATGATGCCCAGAAAAGACAGCAGAACGCTCAGGTCAATGTACAAAAGTCGACAGATAAAACGACAAGCAACCTTGTCACATTGTCGAACGTCATTACCCAGCTTGGTTCAAACTCTGAAATTTCCCTCTCTCAGGTCGGTGATTTGGCCGGAAATATAGTAGACATATTTGCAGAAGAGAGCGAGAAACTTGGAGGTATAATTGGAGCTGCATTTTCTCTTTTAGATGCCATCGGGACACAGGGGTTGGATGGTTTCATAGGTAACATATTCAGTAGTGTCTTTAAGTCTGTAGGTGGAATATGGGATACCCTGACTTTCGGAGGATTCAGCAAACTCTTCGGTATTGGAGGAAACGAAAAAGAGGTGCAGGATACAATCAACAGACTCACGGACAGAAACGAAAAGTTGCAGTCTGCCATCGAATCCCTTACAGAAGAAATGAAATCCAGCAAGGGAAGCGAGAAATCCGTAGCAGAGTACAATAAAGCCATCAAGTATCAGGAGGAATACAACAAGAATGTCCTTGCAAAAGCGCAGGCAAATGCTGGCTATCACAGTAAACATCATAGCTGGGCCTATTACATGGGCTGGTCGGAAAGTG